CTCTGAGAATGTCATTAGCTTAGTGCCGCGAACCGAGAAGGATATTCAGACCGCCGATCAGGCGACAGATTACGTTAACTACACATTCTGGAACGATAATCCGGGCTTCTTGTTACTTTATGGAGCGTTTAAGGACGCGCTGACGGTTCGCACCGGCTTCGTGAAGTGGTGGACCGACGACACGCCCGAAGTGAAGTACAAAAAGTTCCAAGGAATTCATCAGGAGCAACTGCAGGCGCTCCTCGCGGAGGGCCAGCAATTCGGCCAGAAGGTAAGCGTAGTCGATGGGGGCGAAGTAGACCCCGCAACGGGTATCGTTGACTTCGTTACCGTTCGTTATTCGGTGGTCAAGCCCCTCATCAAAGTCATGGGCGTTCCTCCGGAGGAGGTAAGAATTGATCGCAACGCCAGGACCTGGGCGACGAGCCGCATTACTGGACATGAGCGAGTTGTTGCAATCGACGAGCTCATTGCGATGGGGTACGATCGCGAGGAAGTTGGAAACTACATCACAACCAACGAGTCGAGCAACTTCACCCAAGAATCGCAGATGCGAAATCCTGGGAGAGCTATTGGGAGCCGTGTCCCTGACGGCGTTCATTATGGAGAATGGTTCATTAGAGTCGATAAGGATGGAGACGGCATTCCAGAGCTTCGCTACATCTGTACTATGGGTGAGGATCACGACATCGTAATGGATGAGCCCGCCAACCGAGTTAAGATGGCGGTGTTTTCTCCTGATCCCATCTCCCACACAATAGTTGGCGATTCGGTGGCGGGGCTGGTCATTGATATCCAGCGCATCAAGACGAACATGATGCGGGGTGTTCTTGATTCATTGGCGGAGAGCATTAACCCAAAGACGGTGATTAATGAATTAATGGTAAACGTAGACGACGCGATGAATGATGATTTGGGCGCGATTATTCGCACGCGCGGCGATCCGTCTGGAACGGTGATGTACACCCAAACTCCATTCGCTGGTCAGGCTGCGCTTCCGGTCTTGGAATTTCTTAACGATACTCTTCAGCGCCGGACTGGTTTATCCGATGCAGCGAAAGGCCTCGATCCCAAGGCTCTACAGTCCTCGACCATGATCGGTGTTGATGCTATTATTTCGGGGGCGCAGGAAAGAATCGAACTGATCGCCCGCTGCCTTGCGGAGACGGGCTTTAAGGATCTATTTAGTGGCCTTTATAACGAAGTGTGTGAGAACCCCAATCAGCAGCGCACCCTTAGAATCCGTGGCAATTGGCAGACTTACGATACGTCCACATTTGATGCTTCGATGGGCGTCGAGGTTAACCCAACGCTCGGTAAGGGTTCCGATACGGTTCGAATGGCTGCTCTGCAGGGGATTAAGAACGATCAACAGAACATAGTCATGCAATACGGGTTAGCGAACCCCGTTTGCGGCATTCCGGAGATGTTCAATACACTTTCGGACATGTTGGAGTTGGCTAACATTAAGAATGTGAACCGGTACTTTAAGACGCCGGACCCGCAAGCGTTGCAACAGATCATGGCCGCGCCTAAGGAGCCGGATGCGCAGACCGTAGCAGCTAAGGCGATGTATGAAAAGGTCAAGAGCGACACAGTTAAGAATGTCGCACAATCTGATATCGATAAGCAAAAGCTTCTCGTCGTACAACAGAAGCAACAGCAAGATGATATATTCCGCCACCAGCAGATGGAGCAGAAGAGGCAGGTGGAGGAGCAGCGCCTCGCGCAGGAAGCTGAGAAGGCTGCTCAGGAACACGACGCTAAGTTAGCACAGATTGCAATGCAACACGAGGTAGGAATGGCGAAGGCCAACAATAGCGGCGGCTCTAATGGATAAGAAAGAGCTTGCCGAGGCGGCTCGCGAGTTGAAAAGTGATCCGATGTTTAAATACGCGATCCAGGAATTGCGCAAGCGTTGGTTTGAAGAGCTAATGGTTTTGGAACCGGGGAACCCACAGTATACCTTGACGTGTACGGTGCGCTGTGCTATGCTTCAGGCCCTGGAAGCCATCCCGACGGAATTGCAGCTAATCATCAACAACTACGAGAAAGATCCGAATCGTGGCGGACGGAACAGATGAAGCGGCCAGTGTTTTTCAGAATGAAATTGCGCCGGGCAATGCGCAGCCGCGCGATGATAGGGGCAAATTTAAGACGCTTGCTGAGCCTATGGAACGAATGTTTGTTCCTCGGGAGGTCGAGGGCGACGAGGACGGCGACACTAGCGACGGCGGGGAAGATCGAGTCATCCGCCGTCGTTCGATTCGGAATAAGGAGAGCGACGATGGCGATGAAACCTCCTCCAATGAACAGTCTCCTGAGCATTCCGAAAGTGGCGACGGCGAAGGCTCTGATGCCGAAGATGAAGAAACCGAAGAAGCCGCCGACGATGAAGAATCCGATGGCGAATCTGACGAGACTGATGGGGAAGACCAGCCTCATTACGAGGTAACTGTCGATGGTGAGAAAAAAGAAGTTTCTCTAAAGGAGGCCCTTGAGGGGTACATTCGCACTGAGACATTTCATCAGCGGATGAACAAAGTATCGGAGGCGGCGCAGGTCGTCTCTCAAGAAAACGTTAAAAATCAACAGATTCGCGACTATTGGATTAAACGAGCGCAAGACCTTGAGGGGGAATTCACAGCTCTCCTGCCACAAGAACCGGATTGGGACAAGGAATTCAGCATTGATCCGCACGCCGCTCATCGGCTTAAGAAACAGTTTGAAACCGTTAAGGGAAGGCTAGACGGTTTCCGGCAGGAAAGGGCGCAGCAAGAGCAGATCCGAGCGCAAGAGCAGGTTCGGATGGACGCGGAATTCTCCCGGCGTGGACAGGAGCAGTTCGTAAATGATCACCAACTCCACGATCCAGGTAAACGCGCGAAAGTAGTTAATGCGATGCGTACAACTGGACTCGCTCATGGGTTTAACGAGAAAGAAATCGCGGCAGTGTTTGACCCGCGAATGTTGAACGTGCTTTACGAGTCGAGTGAGTACCGACGGATAATGGCAAATAAACCAAAAGCGGTTATCCCCGGTAAAGGTAAGACGTTAACTCCAGGGTCGGGAAACGGCGTACATCGTCGCACGGACCGTAAGGGAATTGACGCCGCACAGCGAAGGCTGGCAGCAGACGGCAGCATTGAAGCTGCTACCAATTTCTTTAAAACGGTCCTACGATGATGGAGTCATCTCATGCCAAAGGTTACGAATGCGTTCACCACGTATAACGCGCGCGGGAACCGCGAAGATTTAAGCAACGCAATCTACAATATCGATCCGTTCGATACGCCGGTCATATCAATGGTCAAGCGTAGGAACACAAAAAACCGTATCTTCGACTGGCAAGTTGAATTTCTTCCCGTCGTCGACGGCAATAATGCCCAAGTTGAAGGCTTCGTCCTCGCCAATTCGGCGTCAACCCCCACCTCCCGCCTCAACAATGTTACTCAAATCTCGAAGCGCGACGCTAGCGTCTCCGGCTCGCAGGAAGAGGTTGACGCGGCTGGTAAGGGGTCTGAAATGGCCCATCAGATGGCGATGGTATCTAAAGTCCTGAAATCGGACATGGAGTATATTTCTTGTTCCCGTCAAGGCCGCGTTGACGGTGACGATACTACCCCCACCGCCCGCAAAACAGAGAGCCTCCCACACTGGATTGCGAGAGCCGTTGATAAAAATTCGGTGGTGGCGACCACGGTTGCTGGCGTAACGGCGGGCATTCCCGTTGCAGCTGGTGATGCGTGGGCGGCAGTTGCTGGCGCTTCTCAAGTTTCCATTACGGAAGTGATGATGAACGATGCCATGCAAGCTGCCTATGTCAACGGCGCTAATCCTACCAAGTGGATCGTCCCACCCGGCCCCCGGCGGACTATCTCGGGATTCGTGGGTCGTTCAACTACTCAAGTGCTCGTTGGGAAAACGGAGGTGGTGTCTACCGTGGACGTATTGTCCACCGACTTTGGAAGAATTAATGTGATGCCGTCTCGATGGCTCCCGCCCGATCTTGGGCTGCTCCTTGATCCCGATTACGCCGCGTTGGCGTATTTTCGAGCATTTCGGCAGTATTTGTTGGCCCGAACCGGCGACGCAGAGACCCGCATGATTGTTGCGGAATGGGGTATCGAAATGCGCAACCAGCTTGCGCATATCGTTTTCAATGGTATCAAGAAGTAATACTGGTGGGCGGCGTTAATAGCGCCGCCCATTTATGGAGAAATAATGCCAACTAATCTCACGCCCAATTTTACCCTGGAAGAATTCACCGACAGTCAGACGGCGGCGCGCAAGGGTATGCACAATGTACCGGGGGCCAATAGTTTAGAACGCAATAACCTTCATCGCGCCTCCGAGGTTCTGGAGCAGGTCCGCACTCTCCTCGGCGACAAGCCGATTCTAATAAGTTCTGGTTATCGCAGCGTGGCGGTCAACGCGGCGGTAGGGGGCAGTAAATCTAGCGCGCACATATCCGGGCTCGCGGTTGACTTCTCCTGCCCCGCGTTCGGCACGCCGCTCGCCATCTGCAAGAAGCTGCACCCGCATATGAAGGAGCTGGGGATCGATCAGCTGATTCATGAGTACGACACTTGGGTGCATTTGGGCTTAAGCGCGGGCGGGATAAAGCCACGTGAGATAGCTTTGACCATCGACAATCGTGGCCAACGCAGCGGGTTTGGGTGAGATGAAAAACTTGCGCCCTGATCTTATAATCACGGTGATCTGGGCGATCGGTTCGATGATAACTCTTGTTTTGATGGGCATGGAAGTCATTCACAACACCAAGGTTGTGGATCGGTTGTTAATAACCATCCCGGCCGTAAGTGCGATGATAATTGGCTACTGGTTTAGCAAGGGCAAGAGTAATGGGGAATCGCTTAAATGAAATATGTTTACCGCAATCGTGATGGAGTTAAACGAACATTTTACGTTGATCCGGATAAGCCTTACTCTCCTCTGGTTCATACTGAGCAAGATGTTACTGAAATTCTTGAAGGGGTTAAGCGCGACCGAGAAATCATGA